CCCGGAGTAGGCGGAGGAGGAGGAGGAGGAACAGGTTTTACTGTAGGGAGTTTAGGACCTGAGCCAAATATACACATTTTAAAATAAGAAAATTCCCAACAAGACTCCGATAGTAAACCAAACCAGAGACTTTACGTTGGCAGTAGTAAATGAAGTTATATAATCTTTGAAAGCAGACATTTTATTTTAATATAGATTCGTTTTGCCTTTTGTAGACATCCTCTAAGAAGGAGACTACAGAACTTGCCCCTGCTTTATACCATATTTCACGATCAGAATCTTGTATGTCAGGAGACTTTTCTGGAAAAAGTTTTCTAAGAGCTTTAATTAAATGTATGTTTAAAGTTGGTAGTGTTGTTTCTTCTTCGTCCATTTTATAAACGTAACAAGTTTTCTGAAATTAATCCTTGCTTATCAAAGAAGCAAAGACGTTGTACTGGTGCGCCCCCTTGGGCTAAATGTTCTTTTGCAAAATCGTTGTCAGATTCAGGACTACCACTTAAAAAGAAATACAAATCATTATTTAAAACACCAGAAGCGTGCGTGTGGTGGTGACCGACTGACAAATAATTCCAATCTTCTATATTTAATTGCCATCCCATAGCTTTCTTAAAAATGTTAGCAAGTGGTAGTGGGCTTCCTCCGCGTATCTGATCACCGTGTACACAAAGGATTCCGTGGCCACATACCACCTGCTTAACATACCAATCGGTTGAAATATTCCACGACACCTTGCTTAATCCCGATTTGTCGCAGAGTAATTTTGCAGTTTCATAACTGACAAGATCCCAATTGGATTTTCTTGAATGACCTGAATGTTTTAATCCAGTACGTCCGTGATTGCCGTGTACAGCAGCCACTTTAATTTTAGGAACGTAAGGGTACAGTTCAGAGACAACGTGAGCTATTAATTCAGGAACTGTACGCAACGATTGCGTCCATAAATCACTGTCAATCTCAAAAGGCTGTCCAGGAAATATAGCTTCTCCTTCTACCATATCGCCTTGTAAAGCAATATGAAGAACTTTAGGTTTCTCATTTTTCAAGTATCTCTTTACTTCTTCGGCTAATTTGTGAATTCTCTTAACAGCTATTTTAGAATTATATGTTGCAGTCCGCTTTCCTACTTGCCAATCTGACAAACAAAGCCACGCTTCTACAGGGTTTGTCTTCATTTTAGGCGGTTTTCTGGTATGCTTTAAAGGTTTCATTCCTTTAAAAGATTCTTTTACAGCGTGTTTTAGAAGATATTCAGTAGTTTTAAAGTTTTGTATTTTACGACACAATTTTCTTATTTCTTGTCGTAATCGTTTTATTAAATTTACATCATCGTCTATAGATCCTGCCCATTCTTCAATATCAAATTTTTTGCCCATTAGCCAAAATTAGCCTTATCATATTCATCAGGCAGTCGGGTACTCATCCAGTACCTTAGCCCTTCTGCGCTGTTATATCCAACGCCATATTGTTCTTTTAACATAAATAAAAGTGACCTAATAGAAAACCGTGTCTTCTTTTCCGCACGAAGCTTTAAAAGTTTTTTTATAGCTTCAACTGCTTCTGGATTAGAATCTAATTCACTACGAGAGCTGTTTTTAGTATGACTTTTTGCCCACTCCTCTAAAGAAAATGTGGTATCATCCGAATTATCAGCGTCACTCATATCGCGAGTATACACATTATGACAAACAATTTACAAGAATTATTGGCAAAATTGCATGAAGCAGTTGGCAATGAATTGTTGCAAAGAATCATATCAGGTGACGCAACCAGTGCTGATTTATCAGTAGCTACTAAATTTTTAAAAGATAATGGTATTAATGTGGACGTAGAAGACAGCCCACCAATTATGAATTTAGTTAAAGAACTGCCATTCACTGATGAAGAAAGGAAAGCAGAGTAAGATAGTAGTTCCAGAAGAACTGAAAGATTTTAGAAACTTTGTATATCTAGCATGGGAGCATTTGGGATTACCTGATCCTACGAAGGTTCAATACGATATTTCAAAGTATCTACAGCACGGTCCAAGGCGTAAAACTATCTGTGCATTCCGTGGAGTCGGTAAATCCTATCTAACATCAGCCTATGTAGTGTGGAAATTACTACTGAACCCGGATATCAACGTATTAGTTGTATCCGCGTCTAAGACACGATCTGACGATTTCTCTACATTTACACAGCGTCTTATCGCTGAAATGCCTATTCTGGAGCATTTAAGACCTCGAAAAGGACAGCGTGACTCTAAAATAGCGTTTGATGTAGGTCCAGCATCTGCGGCTCACGCCCCATCTGTTAAGTCGGTCGGGATAACAGGCCAGCTCACAGGTTCACGGGCAGATATAATTGTGGCAGATGACGTTGAAAGTTTAAACAATAGCGCGACTCAAGGAATGCGTGAGAAACTTTCCGAGCTAGTAAAGGAATTTGAGGCGATTATTAAACCTGGAGGAGAGATTACTTTTCTAGGAACGTACCAAACAGAAATGTCTCTATACACAGTTCTACCCGATCGGGGATACGAGACAAGGATTTGGCCTGCAAGATATCCAGCAGATAAAAAATTACCACGTTATGGCTCAATGCTTGCTCCGCTCATTTATGATGAGCTAGCTGAAGACCCCACGCTCGAAAGTAACCCTACAGACCCAGGAAGATTTGACGATTGGGAACTAAAAGAGCGTGAGGCTTCTTACGGTAGGTCAGGATTTGCAATGCAGTTTATGCTTGACCCTAGCTTATCGGACGCTGAAAGATATCCATTGAAACTATCCGACCTCGTTGTGATGGACATTAACTCTGAATTAGCACCTGAAAAGGTCATTCATTCGTCAGCTCCTGATAAACAACTTCCTGATCTACCTGTTCTTGGGTTCGCTGGGGATCATTTCTACCAACCTATGCAAGTTATAGGGGATTGGGTGAAATATAAGGGTTCTGTAATGGCGATTGACCCTTCTGGTAGAGGTTCGGACGAGACATCCTACGCTATAGTGAATGTTCTTAACGGATTCCTATGGGTTCTCGAATGTTCAGGAGTAGAAGGGGGATATCAGGAAGAAACCATGCAAACTCTTGTAGATATCGCCAAAAAGAACCAAGTTAAGCAGATTCTCATAGAATCCAACTTTGGTGACGGAATGTTTACTGAATTACTTAAACCGTATCTACGAAAGACGTATCCAGTGACCACAGAAGAGGTAAGACACCACACTCAGAAGGAAAAAAGGATTATAGATACTCTAGAACCTGTAATGAACCAACATAAACTGATCGTGTCTCCACAGCTTATAGAAAAAGACTTTGAATCTACAAAGCATTTGCCTCCAGAGAAAGCTCCTCAGTACAGACTGTTCCACCAAATGACAAGGATTACCAAAGACCGTGGAGCTTTACTACATGACGATAGGCTCGATGCACTATCTATGGCTGTCCAGTATTGGGTAGAAGCTGCTGGAAGAGACGCAGATGAGGCTATAAAAGACGCAAAACAGGAAAAACTAGATAGAAGCCTAGAGAAATTCATGGAAGACGCAGTAGGACAACCTTATCCAAAACTTCCTACATGGTTCTAGGTAGAAATATTAATAATAATATATAATTTATTACTAAAATTACTCTGTAAAAGCCACCGCGACCCCCAAAATATCACATAATTTTTCAAATTCTAGTATCAAATATATGAGTATTTTTAATTAGGAACTATACTTCCCCAATTTATAGGAAATATATATTAAATTCTATAGATATTAGTAGGTCGGTTCATATAAAATAAAACTGTAACTTCGTTACACCCTGAGTTGAAAGAGGCATTGAATCTGGATACTCCCTCTAATTTTTATCTTTCTCCTTGTTAGAGGTGTCGCACACTGTTTTTTTAGTTTTTGCAGTAGACGGGGTGTGACCATATTAAGGGATGCCCATGCATGTAAACGCCCTGGCATCCTTTTCTATGGGCTAAAAAATGGCAAAAAAATGTGAGCAGGTATTCGTAGAAAAGCGGCGCGAAAGCGCCCCCGTGCCCGATCGGGAGAGCCTCACTTTTTTAAAAAAATTAGCATACTGGGCCTCTTTTTCCTATGAGTGCGCATATAGTGCACTTGCAGTTGACTCAGAAACAAGTGCAAACACCAGACTTCAAATGGGACTTCCTAAATACTGGATTGCGACTTCCTAAATACTGGATTGCAACTTCCTAACCAAATTTGTCTGGCTTTATGTGTTTCTGTGCTCTCAAAAAAGAATAGAAAATATATGTTTAAAAAGTCCGAATCAGATCCGATACCATTTAAATGAAAACACTAACACAACTCTTTTATCTGGTGATTGCGTTCGTCGCTTTGCCAATTCTTTTACCACTAATCTTTATCATTTTTTTGGTT